AAAGTTCTGGGACAACATTGACGGCTATTCTCACATCAGGGTTACTTGGGACGATATCCCTTACACCAATGAATGGGGCGAAGCATTCTTCCCCAAAAAAGAACGAGAACAATTAGCCCGAGATTTTATGCCTTGGGAGCGGGATTGCCGTATTAATGGCATTCCACTGGTTGGCAAAGGCGTAGTATTTCCCCTGCTTGAATGGCCAACTTACAAGTCTGAAGACATTGACCTTAGAGTTAATGAAAAGCTTGAAAGGCTTATTAGCTTTGATTTGGGGATTAAGAATGACCCTACTGTCATATCTTTCTTTTTTCGCAATCCAGTGGAAGAAATTATTTATCTTCATAAGCAAATTACCATTCCAAGCGGGGAAACACCCGATGAATATGTTCATTATTTGCTAGACAGGGAATCAAGGGATGTGCCTATTGCACTACCGCACGATGCGGGGTTGGCAGGACGATACACTTTGACAGAACAGTCTGTTCGAGAAGTCTTTGAAGATTCCTATGGACTAAACTGCATTTCTGGTGCTATATTAAACCCACCTAACGATCAAGGCAAAGTAACCAACCATAAAGCCTATGGAATCAATATAATGCGTATGGGCATGGAACGTAAGACTTTAATGATTAACGAATCATGCAAAGCATTTCTTGATGAGGCTAGAAATTACGCTATTGATGATGCGGGTAAGTTTTCTGATCCAGACGATCACATTGACTCTGCCCGTATTGGCATATTAGCGTTAATACAAGGTCATGGTGAATCTGTAGTAAGTAGGGCAAATAACTTTGCTTTTAGGCGAATTGAAGTGCCTGAAGGCAAAGTCCAAAGGATATAAAAATGCTAGATAAACAGAATGTAATCGTAGAAAACCTTGCAAGTTCATCTGGCAATCGTGGCCTTACCGAACAGGTTTGCCATGAAGTATATGTAAAAATGGTTGATTACTTGAGGCTTACACAGTCCAAGAATACATACAATCGTTTTACAGATTACCACTATCTTAATATTCCAGTATCCAATTCTACGGAACCTATTCGTGGTATTGACTATATTCAGCCTATTGTTGCGCCTGGCATTGACTACGCTACTGCCGTCATTACCAAGTGCCTGATGCCCAACGGCAAGATCAACTTTGAGTTTGAACGATTTAGTGAGATGGATGGCGATCAAGCCCGTCAAGCCACTGAGATGGTTAAATATATGCTCAACAGTAAGAATGATTCTTATCAGGTCATTCGAGATTGGGCGCAAGATTCATTGCTGCACAAAAACGGCATTGTGATGGTTTCCCCCGTGCGTAGCCCTATTACGCAATACAAAGAAGTTGAAGGAACCCGTGACCAATTGCGAGTTTTTGAAACATTGGCAGGTGATAAAGGGTTAACTGCAAAGCGTCAAAATATGCGCAAGGTTGACGTAGATCTTCAGGGTGCTATGCAAGAAGCTATGGCTCCCGATGAGACTATGCAAGAACCTACGGGTGATGAGCTTCAAGAAGCTTTACGCAACAACACTATTTATCGTGCCAAGTACAAACTAACTGGCTACGAAACAAGCATTCGGGTTAAGCACGTTGCCCAGCATTATTTTGTTTGTAATCCAACCATTAATACTATTCAGGATCAAGACTTTGTGGGCTTTTATGACCCAATGACTATCCATGAATGTAAGGCGCAATTCCCATTTGTGGACTTGGAATTGTTGGCTGACCATGCGGCTTATGGTCCTGCGGGTGCGTATCAGGCGGGTGCTTTGGAAAATGATTTGGCTCTTCATGCCCGTGATTCCACGCCAGTGCCAGGTCAAGGCGTTATTGCCTCCCAAGGCGCAGATCGTTATAGCCGAGTCATTATGTTGACCACAGCTTGGTTGCGCAGAGACATCGACAATGACGGAGAAGAAGAGATTGTAGAGTGCTGCTTTTCAGGCTCATACATTTTGTACGCCAAGGAAGTTGACTTCATTCCTTTGGCCAATATGTGTCCTAAACCCATTACAGGTAACTTCTTTGGTTACTCTTTGGGTGAGCGTTTGGTTCCCCTGCAAGAGTATGCAACGGCAATCCGCAGGGCAGAAATGTCTTTTGCCATGCAATCTTCTACACCTCGTATTGGTGTTAATCCAGAATTCTTGGATGCGGAAGAGATTCAGCGTGGCGTAAGTGCCATGTTTATTTTGGATCGTAAGTTTGATCCTACCAAGCACATCTTTGAATTCCAACCTATGCAGGGTAACTTGGCATATGTGGAATCAGCCATGAACCGATTTGAGTCGGACAAGATGGCCATGATTGGCATGACTAGCCCTGGCGATACCCTTAACCCTGAAGTTATGAAAGATGGAAACTCAGGATTTAAGCTCCAGTTGGCTATGGGTCCAAATCAGTTAATCCAAGATGAAATGGTGAAAAACTGCGCCATCGGTCTGCGGGATGTTATTTACATTACTTGGAAGACTTTAATTCAGTATTCTGATGATTTCAATATTCAGCAATTAGCTGGCACTTGTTTAAAAGGTGCGCCATTTATGGATGCCATATCAATTGAAAACTTTGAGTTTATTGATCGCAGAATGATTAATATTGATTTGGCTTTAGGCTTCCTTTCAGAAGAAAACCGCCTAACACGCCAACAAATGATTCTTCAGGCGCAACAACAGTTTAGCCAAGCTATGATGCAAATTCCACCCGAAGTGCCTGAATTGTTTATTAAGATCCGTAGACCTTTTGAAGACACTTTACGGGTATTGGGCGTTAAGGATGTGGATGCCTATTTGCCGACAATAGAAGAAGCAGTTAAGATTATGCAAGCGCAAGCGGCAAAAGGACCTTCTGCTGAACAACAAGAAACTCAATCTAAAGTGGATTTAAATATAGCTAAAGCACAAGAAAGCGCAACAGTATCTGCCTTGAATATGAAGAAAGCTCAAGATATTGACACAGATGATATGTTTGAAGCTTTGGCAGCTAAGAGAGGCAAGTTAAGCTCTGTACAAGTAGATTAAGGATTGCAATGAAAAGCTTGGTATTGAATATTCGTGATTATTTTAATCGCAGGACAAAAGTAATAGACAGTCATAAGGAGGCTCATGTAACTCGGAAGACTCTAGTTATAGAAAATGGAGAGTGCGCTAAAAGGCTCTTAGGGAATGATGATTTTGCGTTGTTATTTAACCTTTATAGGTTTTACTTGCTTGAAATGCTAGAAGACAGCAAGGACGATGTGAATCGAATTGATAATGCACAGCGTGTTGCTGGAGTCCGAGATTTCATTGAGTTCATAGAAAGAACTGAATATCTCGGTAAGGTAGCCAACAAAAATGTTGAAACTTTAACGAAATAAGGTAATATATGTCAGACGTAATCGCAAATGCGACCGCCACTGAGCAAACTGGTGTGAATCCTGTAGATGCTATCGCAGGGATGATTGCCGCCAACAGGCGTAACAATCCCCAACCCGAAGCAGTTACACCACCAGCGGGACAAGAAGAAGCGAAAGCTGAATCCCCCGAGGCGACTCCTGAAGAGGGAATCGAACCTGAAGATGGTATTGATGGGACTACGGAAACTGTAGATTCTGAAGATGCGGATGAGGCCACCGATGGTGTAACCGAACCAATTAACTTCTTGGAATTTGCAGAGCAGAATCCTGACATGATGTGGAGAATTCCCAACAAGGAAGCCGAAGGCGGTTTTGTTGAGATTCCTGTATCAAGGGCGGCTGCTATTCTTGGTCAAGGAAGTGCTATCCATGAGAATGCTCGTAAGCTTAAAGCCGAAAAAGCAGATTTTGAAGAATACGAAAGTAAACGCAGGGCTGAACTAGATGGTTTGCAGATAGGGTTGGAACTAACAATGGTTCCTCAGTTGCAACAAGCGGCTGATGAATTAGTAAAAATTCAACAATTTAACCAGCAATGGAAGCAAATCTACGACAACGCTACTGATGAAATTAGACGAAGTGAAGCTGAAGCAGCAATGCGTCAGAACAACGAGTTGATTCAGGAGAAGTCACAGTTCATTCAGGCAAATAGACCTAAAGTTCAACAGTTTTTTGATCACCGAAGTGAAGTTGTAAAGCAACAGCTTGAACAATCTAGACAAGGTTTTAAAGACAAAGAATTAGCGAACAAGGCGACCTTTACCGAATTACGGGAAAAGTTGTCTAAGGATTGGAGTGGTGCAAGTAACACGTTTGTGCCTGGTGTCCAAAACATTGATTTGGTATCCAGTGATGAGTTTCTTTTAGGATTGATTCGGGACGGAATGAAGTTCCGAGAAGGTCCTAAAGTGAAGAATGCAGGAGGTTCATTGGCTGCGGCTAGTAAACCAATGGCTCGTGGTAAAACTGCTCCCGAAGATAAGACTGTCGAACTTCAAAAGAAAGCGCAAAGCGGTGATAAGAATGCGGCTCGTGACCTTTTAGCAACTATGCTTGCGCAAAATAAACGCAGGCGTTAATTCAGGAGAATTTTATGTCTACAATCACCTCTACCTCGCTTGGTAATGGTAATGGCGCATACGCCACCGATATCGTTGTCAAAGACCTTGACATGACTGTTTCAAACTATGTTAAAGACCGCACACCTGTCTGCAACATGGCTATGAGCAAAAAACGCAAAATCAATTCGACTTTGCACATTTGGCCTAACGACTTTTTCCGTGTACCCGCACTGAATGCTAAGTTGGAAGGTGCTGCTGTTACGGCTTCTGCTGCTGACAACAACACACGTTCAAATTTGGGTAACTACACTCAGATTTTTACAACAACTATTGGCGCAACTGGTACTGCTCGTGCTGTTGAACAAGCTGGTGGTGACCCACAAGCCTATCAAGAAGTTAAGCAATTGACTGAGATTATGTTTGACGTTGAGTTGCAGTTGCTCCGTGCAGATGGTGCTTCTATCAAGTACTCTGGTCAAGCCGCTACTCAAGGAACTGCTCCTAATACAGGTCGCAGATTTGGTTCTTTGTTTGCTTTTGCTGGTACACGTTCTGGCAATGACACAGACGGAACTTCAGTGTTGAACTTGGCTGTTTCTGATGGCGATGACACAACTTCTGCTGTTAACACAAACACACCTTTCAATGGTGTCTTGTCTAACGCAGGTTTGGGTTATTTCACATACTCAACTGGTGTAACACTGCAAGCTTTCAGCCCCGTGTTGTACAAGCAGTTGGTGACTGTTGCTGAACAGCGTTTTAATGCCAAGATTACCAACATGGTAGTCCCAACATCATTGCGTACCACCATCTCTGACAACATTCCTCAGAGCCGTTCTATCAACCGCTTTAACCCTGCTGACAAGGGCGACACGATTGGTACATACGAAGGTGACTTCAACTACACCTATCAAATCGATGACTCATGGGTTATGGATCAGACAGGTTCAGACAACACATCAATTCTGTTTATGAATCCTGATGTTGTTCAGTGGGGTTCTTTGCGTGAACTCGGTCCTAACAACGAAGTGTTCTCAAATGCTGACGCTTCTTTGGACCAGTACATCATGGAAGGTACATTGATTGTTCGTAACCCCGCAGGTGTAGCTGTTTTGGCCGCTATGACTACTGGTGCTGTTACAACAACTCCACGTCCCACTGCTCAAGTTAAGCGTTACTTGGCATAAACAAAAGGGAGCTAATAACTCCCTTTTCTTAATCTTTTTATCAAGGAAAAATTATGGCAACGATTACTTACAAACCATACAACACCGCTTTTACAACTGATGTAACAACTGGTGACGTTACTGGTGTTATTGCAGAGCAAGCACAAGTTCAATACTTCCCCCGCACTTTGGGTTCAAGCGGTATCCCCGTTATTGTTGCTAACACTGGCACTATTGCCACTAGCGGCACAGTAACTTTGGGCACTGCACTCCCAACTACATATGCAAACGCTTTTGTTTACTTCCCTGCTTCTGCAGTGAGCGGTGATGCAACTGGCGGTTTGTACTATGTTGTGTTTTCTAGCACTACTGTTGGCGTTGTTTACGCTGGCAAGTATGGTGTTGCAAATGGCGTTGGCTCTGTTGCATTCCAACCTGCTGTTCCTACAGGCACTTTGACTGCAGTTACAGGTTCTAACAGTTCTTTCACTGGTTCTACCACTGAAACTACACTGATCAACATCACTCTTCCCGCTGGTTCTTTGGGCAACAATGGTTCAGTCCGTGTTGTGGCAAACTGGGCTTGCAATAACTCTGCTGGTGCTAAAACTGGTACTGTTTATTTGGGTGGCACTGCTGTTGGTACTGCATCTTCATACACTACTTCCACTGGTGGTAGCTCTATGAATGCTTTCCGCAATCGTGGTGTTTTGAATGCTCAAGTTAGCCAATTAATTGGTGGTGCTGCCACATCTGCTGCCGTTTACACTTCAATCGATACATCTACTAACAAAGCAATCACCATCACTGGTGATACTGCTACTGCTACAGATCACATCGTGCTTGAAGGTTACATGGTTGAGATGAACACTAGAGACTAATTGTCTTTACTGAAAGAGCTTCTTTGGAGGCTCTTTTGGTAAGGAGTAAAGCATGGAATTGAATCTCAATAATGAAGAAGCCAGAGTAAACGAGGATTACTATACAAAAGGTATTCTCGAGGCTGGCATGGAAGGTGCGTTAATTAAGAACGACAAGATGTTCAACGAGGTTAAATCGGGAACTTGGTCGCAAACATTTAACACACCCAACATGAACTACAAAGTTGGGGCTATTGATGGTGAGCGTTATGTTCAGTATGAACAAAAGAACGTGGAATCTGTCAGGCAGTATTGCAAAGATCGCAGAGATTTTTATAAGATGATTGGCACAACAGATAACCCGATGTTTGCGGGTACTTTTGAAGCCATGAACTTGCCCAAGTGCTTTGCTCATGAAATAAGCTCAAAGTGGTTTAACAATCGACCTTGGGAATTGATCAAAATGGACAAAAAAGACAAGATTCTTTTTTATGCCATTGTTAATCAGTTTTACAGTGATTTTGTGTGCCACCCTAGCGGAAAAATTCCACTACCTTATAATCCTATTGTTCCGACAAAGTAAGGACTTCTTATGGCTCTTTTTATCCAATCTGGCAACGCTCTTGTTAGCCGAGTAGCACAATGGGTAGGAGCCATTCCAACTACAATAGGTGTAAATGCTACGGCATTCAATTCTTCTACTGGTGCAATCACAACATCAGCAACGGCAGTTGGACTTGTAAATATTGGTGATTTTATTGGCCCAAGCGTAATGGGTTCATACACTACTGTTTTGGGTGTTACAAGCTCAACAATTACAGTAAGTGATCCTGACAGTATTTGGCAAAACCAAACTTTTCCTTTGGCAATACTTAAATTGCCTACACAGTCTACTGTAGAAATTTTGTCGTCTATTCAATTGTGCGAACTAAAAATGCGTACTATTGAATTACCTGCTTTGCGTACAGATCCATATGGAAGCACACCTACTGTTTTGACAACAGATTCTCAAGGTATGGCTCCTATTCCTGCGGATATGAACAAGCCAATTTTGTTTTTCCAAGAAACACCTAATAGTGAAGTTGAGCCAGGCACTATTGCCGCCTCTATGGGTCCTTGGATTATTTATGACCGAGTTGGTGACCGAGAAATTATCCGTAGGCGCATGATTGATCAACTTTATGTTCGCCCATTTGGTGTGCCTCGTGTTATTCGAGCTTCATTTTCTGAAGTTGGTCAAAAATATGTGTTTACGCCAAACCCTGGTGAAAACGTAGAAATTAAAGCTTATTACCAAAAAACATTTCCATTTTTGTTTAGCCCAACTGATGATGTATTGGCTCCAATTGTTCAAAACAATGCGGCCCTTGCATCATTCCCTGAAGGTTATATGTATGGGTCTTTGTGGGCTTATTATGATAAAAATAAAAATAATGAAGAAGCTCAGAAATGGAATGCTCGTTATGAAGATTCTTATGGTTTGATTGAAGACCAAAACTTTAAAGGTAAATGGCTTGGTGGAGATCAACATTTGACAAGCGAATTTCAACCTCGCAATTATCGCTATTCGTTCAAGTGATTTAAGGAAAAAACATGGCTACAGGTGGTCTTTACGGAAATGCTTCCGAATCAGTTGGACTTTACGGCAATACCACCAATTTTGGCGGTACATATTTTGAGTGGTTTATTTTTCGTGAATCAGCCACTGCGCCAGCTACGCCAACAGGCGGTTCATGGGATTTTTTAACTAATGTAGGCGTGCCTCCCGCAGGTTGGACAACTGCGCCTCCTACAAATCCAACAAACATTGTTTGGTTTTGTATTTCTATTGTTAACAGTCGTAGTACTGCAGCATTGACTTGGACTACACCTGCGCCTTTGGTAAAAAATGGACCAACAGGACCTACAGGAAACTTGGGACCTACAGGCCCTACGGGAGCTACAGGAGCTGCAAGCACAGTAGCAGGACCCACAGGTTCAACTGGTGCTACAGGACCTACAGGACCCACAGGAGCCGCATCTACAGTGGCGGGACCCACAGGACCTACAGGATCAATTGGTAATACAGGACCCACGGGCCCAACAGGAAATACGGGAGCTATTGGACCCACTGGAAATACAGGATCGACAGGTCCTACGGGTCCTACAGGAGCGGATTCAACAGTTGCGGGACCTACAGGACCCACGGGAACTACAGGCGCAGGTGGACCTACAGGACCAACGGGAAATATTGGAAATACAGGACCTACAGGTCCCACAGGTGCGGTTTCTACAACGCCAGGTCCTACGGGTCCCACGGGCGCAGCAGGATCGGGCACAGTTACATCAGTTGGTGGTACTGGCACAGTTAGCGGATTGAGTCTATCAGGCACAGTTACGACATCTGGCAATTTGACGCTTGGTGGTACGCTTGATTTGTCAGCACCTCCTGCAATTGGTGGCACAACTCCAGCCGCAATTACAGGCACAACTATTACTGCTAATACAAAATTTAGTGGTAGCAGTTTTGATGCGTCAGGCTCTGGCGGTGGTGCTTTAAGAACTTTAGCGGGCGCAAATTGTTTGCAATGGGGCGCTGCCGATGCGGTAAACCTTACGCTTAACGGCCCGTTCAACATGAATCCTGCTAATGCAACCATTCAGATTTCTCCAACAGGTACAGGCACTTTAACGATTAATCCTGCAACTGCGGGAACAATCAACAATATGAGCATCGGTGCTACTACAGCAGCCACTGGTGCTTTTACAACCCTAACCACAACAGGAACAATTAACTTGTTGACTGTTGGTCGTGGTGCGGGTGCTGTGTCTACCAATACTGCGGTGGGTGCTAGTGCTTTGGCGGCTAATACAACAGGCAATTTAAATACTGCTTTGGGTTTTGAGGCGTTAAAAGCAAACCTTGATGGCGCAGAAAATGTGGCGGTGGGATACAGGGCTTTAGATGCCAACACAAGTGGAACTAATAACATTGCAATGGGCAGAAATGCTTTAGGTGCAAATATTAGCGGAAGTGCAAATGTGGCGGTTGGCGATGGTGCTTTAGTAGGAAATCTTGCGGCTAATTTCAACGTCGCTTTTGGCAATGACGCATTAGGCGTTAACTCAACGGGTGCAAATAATACTGCAATTGGTTTTTCAGCACTTTACTATAATTTGTCAGCATCAAGCAATACCGCTATCGGTTTTCAGGCTGGGTACAACAACTCGACTGGTGCTGGTAACTTCTTTGGTGGTGACAGAGCAGGGTGGACAGGTACTGCCACCACAAACAACACAGCAGTAGGCGCACAGTCTTTGTACTTTACAACTGGCAACTTCAACACTGCTGTTGGTAATGGTGCTGGGTATTATTCATCAACTGGCGTAAGCAACACTTCTGTTGGCTATCATGCGTTCCTTGGTCAAAGCGGAGTGACCACTGGCTCTTACAACACAGCAATTGGGCAAGATGCTCTTGCCTCTAATACCACAGCATCTAACAACACTGCTGTAGGTTATCAGGCGGGATTTAACACCACTACTGGAGCGCAAAATACGGCTATTGGAAGCAATGCACTTAAAGCAAATACAACTAACAGTAACTCTACTGCTGTTGGAATGAACGCTTTAGCAAGTGCTACTGGCACTGATAACACGGCTGTTGGTTCTTATGCAGGTGCTACCACTACAGGCGGTTCTTACAACGTCATGGTTGGCAGTTCTGCCATGATTTACAACGTAACGGGTTCGTACAACACCGCAGTTGGTGGAAGTTCAATGGTTAACAATACGGCTGGTGAAAACACTGCTATTGGTTATTCCTCTTTACCCGCAAACACTTCTGGAACATACAACGTTGCTATTGGTAAGAATGCACTTAACGCCAACACCACGGCTTCTAGTAACACTGCTGTCGGTTGGCAAGCGGGGGCTACAAACATAACTGGAGCAAACAATACTTATCTGGGAACCCAAGCGGGTAGAGATGCAACATCTGGCGCAAATGTATTTATTGGTAAAGATGCTGGCTTGACCGTAACAAGCGGTGAGGGAAATATTTATATTGGCCTTGGCGCAGGCTCCAATGTTAGTGCGGGTACTGGCACACTAAACACAGCAGTTGGCTATCTGTCAGGTAATGCAATAACCACTGGCACATTGAATACGTTTGTGGGTTCTGAAAGTGGAATAAAAAACACCACGGGCAGTAGAAATACGGCTCTTGGGTGGACTGCTCTAGATGCTAACACTACTGGGGAATTCAATACAGGACTTGGAGCAGAAGCACTTGGTTCAAATACTACAGGAATACGAAACACCAGTGTTGGTATGCAGTCTTTGTATACTAACTCTACTGGTCAATACAACGTAGCTTTAGGTTATGCCACCCTTTACTCCAACACCACAGCATCTGAAAACACGGGTATAGGTTATCAAGCTGGGTATAGCACTGCATCAGGCCCCGGTAATGTTTCTGTTGGTGCTTATGCGGGATATACCATTACGGGACAATACAACACCGCAATTGGTCGCTATGCAATGGGTGACACTGGCGACAAATCGGGCGGCTTTAACGTTGCCATTGGAAATGGTACAGGGCGACTGTTAACTACAGGAGAAAAAAATACTTTAGTTGGTTTTGTAGCTGGAGAATATATAACCACTGGTTCTAAAAACTCAATACTTGGTGCATTTAGCGGCAACCAAGGTGGCCTAGACATTCGCACATCAAACAACCGAATCGTGCTGTCTGATGGGGATGGGAATCCACGGGGTATTTTTGATGGTTCTGGTAATTTCTTGGTGGGGAAAACAGTAGATAGTTTCGGAACTGCTGGGACTACGATATATTCCAGTGGAGAAGTTAATTTCGTCAGGTCGGCAGCTACTGTCCTATACGTAAATAGATTAACAGATGATGGGAATTTAATAGAACTTGCCCAAGCCAACACAACAGAAGGCTCTATCTCTGTATCAGGAACAACTGTTTCATACAATGGCGGTCACTTATCTCGATGGGCGCAAACAACCACAACTAAAGACGAATCAATAGTCAAAGGTACAGTTTTGTCTAACCTTGATGAAATGAATGTCTATACAAAAGATGGACAACCTGTTGCTAATGAGCAATTAAACAAAGTCAAAGTATCTGACACCGAAGGCGATGCAAACGTGGCTGGTGTATTTGTTAACTGGTCACATGATGAAGACCACAATGTTGACGAAATCAACATGGCGATGACGGGCGACATGATTATTCGCATTGCTCAAGACGTAACTGTTGTTCGTGGTGACTTGCTTATGTCTGCTGGTGATGGAACTGCCAAGCCACAAGGCGATGACATTGTTCGCTCTAAAACTGTTGCAAAAGTAACTTCAAACCACATCACTTGCACATACGCAGATGGCTCATATTGTGTCCCATGCGTTTTAATGGCTTGTTAATTTAACCAACTGAAAGGAGCCTAACATGGCAACAACTTTTACAACCCGCATCAAAGCAATGTACACCCTGCAACAACCTGACCCTAACTATGTGGTCAATGCTTTGTGGGAAGTCACTGGCGTAGACGGCACACATACTGCCTTTATCGGTGGCAACACGCAGTTCAACTCTGCTGACCAAGAGGGTGCATTCATCCCTTACGATCAGTTGACAGAAGCCATCGTCATTGGTTGGATTCCTGAGAACCAGATTGCAAGCGCACAAGCGTGTGTTCAAGGTCAGATTGACTCAATGATTACACCGCCTGTCAGCCCTGCAAATACACCACTGCCTTGGGTAGCATAATGGGAAGCCACCACCCAATTTTGGTGGCAAATTAAGGAAATGCAATGGAAATCGAATTAAAACTGACAATAGAAGAAGTTAATTTTATTCTTCAATCAATGGGTGAATTACCTTCTAAAACAGGTGTTTGGCCTTTGATTTTGAAGATTAAAGAACAAGCTGAACCACAAATACCAAAGCCTACAGAGCAATGAAAATAGCAGTCTATGCCATATCTAAAAACGAGGAGCAATTTGTTCAGCGTTTTTGTGATTCGGCTAAAGATGCTGATTTGATTCTGATTGGAGATACAGGATCAACTGATAAAACAGTTGAATACGCCTTGGAATGTGGTGCAAAAATCTATGATATTTGTATCAGTCCTTGGCGGTTCGATAAAGCTAGGGATGCTGCGCTTGCAATGATTCCCCGTGATTTTGATGTTTGTATCAGTCTAGACCTTGATGAGGTTTTAGAAGATGGTTGGCGAAAAGAGATTGAGCGGGTTTGGACTGCTGAAACAACTCGTTTGAGATACAAGTTTGATTGGGGTTCTGGAATATCGTTTTATTACGAAAAAATCCACAGTCGTCATGGATATCACTGGCATCACCCCGTCCATGAATATCCTAGACCCGATAGCAGGATTCAGGAAATATATGCCCATACAGATATGCTTTTGGTCAGCCACCATCCTGACCCAACCAAGTCTCGTGGCCAATATATGCCTTTGCTTGAATTGGCTATTAAAGAAGACCCACATTGCCCTAGAAACGCTTTTTATCATGCACGGGAGTTAACCTTCTATTCCCGTTGGCAAGAGGCTATAGAGGCTTTAAATCGCTATCTAGCCATGCCTGAAGCTACTTGGCCTAATGAGCGGTGTTATGCCATGCGGTTATTGGGTAAAGCCCATGAAGAATTGGGTATGGTTCACGAAGGTTTAAAATGGTACAGATTGGCTTGTGCTGAAGCTCCTAACACCCGTGAGCCTTGGTGTGAATTGGCCACCGCTACTTACAGATTAAGTATGTGGCCTGAAAGCTATGGTGCAGCACTTTCAGCTTTAAATATTACTAATAAACAGGCTGTTTACACCATGGACCCAAGCGTTTGGACTGAAAAACCATACGATTACGCAAGCATTGCTGCTTGGAGGCTTGGGTTAAAAGAACAGGCTATCGAATTCTGTAAGAAAGCTTTAGAATTCAACCCTACAGACACCCGTCTATTGACCAATCTTTCGCAGATGGAAGAAATGACATGAGCGATTATTCCCGCCTAAGAACTCCGTTTACCTCAATGAGCTTCACGCCAGACGTGCCAAGCAATGCTTTGGGGCCGAATGAGTACAACAGCGGGAAAAATATTGAAGCTGATGTGCGCAGCATCAAAAAGATTTTTGGTGAGGTTCAGATTGCTTCTACCATTGCTGATATGCCCATCTTTATGGAAGGTGGGTTTAGATCAGAAACATCTTGGGTATATATCGTAGCAACCCGTAATGCATCTAGCCAAGGTAAATGGTTCATGATTACCGCTACAGGTATATCAAACATTACGCCAGGCGTGGGTGCTAATCCCAATGTGTTTCTTTCTGGTTATACCGAAGACATAAATATCACCACCTCTTGGGTTGGAAATGTCTTTTTTATCAATGACACGCTTACTAATCCTATGTATTTCTTGCCTACAAGCAATGAAATCTCAGTATATTCTGATGCCGCATGGAATTATGATGTTGGTGTAACGTCTACTAGAGCAGCATTTGTCCGTAACTTCTGTTCTCCCAATGTGGGAAACATTCTTATTTCAGGCAATTTGACCAAAGTTATTGGCGGTACGTCTTTTAACTACCCAACAACTGTCAGATGGTCGCAAGCTTTTGCTAGTCAAGGTTATCCTGTTACATGGGAGCCAACCCTATCTAACGTGGCCAATGAGCAAGAGGTTCCTGTTCGTGGTCCTTTGGTAGACGGATTCTTTTTTGGTGGTAACTTTTATGTGTGTTCCTATTGGGATACAGTAGTTTTCTCGCCTATTTCCTACCAAAATACTACCGCTCCAATTTTTGGATTGCGTCTTTTAAATCAAGGTCGTGGTTTGTTAAACAATAATTGTTGGACAAATACAGATGCCAATGTTTATGGTGTGGATGCCCGTGATATTTGGGTTTTTAATGGATCAGAATTTACGTCTTTAGGAAACCAAAAGGTAAAAAATTATTTCTTTTCTAACCTAAATCCTCTTTATGCAAGCAGGATTTTTATGGTTAACAACACTTCCAAATCTCAGATTGAATTGTATTACCCTGATTTGACCTCAACAGGATGGTGCAACAAGATGTTGTCTTGGAGATATGACCTGCAAGTATGGAATGCACCTAAAGATGTCCAAAACGCTTGCATGGGCACTGAAGGACCTAGGTGGATAGACTCATCACCCGACTATTATAATTTAGCTTCTAGAGCCGTTGTGTACGCCCGTGGAGGTGTTTCTAACTCTAGGTTGGTAGAGACAGCCATTGGTAATTCATTTGTGGGTTCTGCTATCAATTCTGAATTTGAACGTACTAACATTTCTTTGCAAACCGCAAATGGTCCAGTACCCTATTCTTCCAAAGTTTACATTCATAGACTTTTGCCCGAAATAGCAGGTACGGGTGCAGTGAGTATTACTGTCGGTGGAGCTAACTCAACTGCTCAAGCAACTACTTATGGTCAAACAGGTGTAACCAACATTGATACTGATACACCTTGGGTTACTACTCAACAAAATACTTTCCGTACTGTGGCAGTTAAATTTGGCTCAAACGATGCCACTGACACATGGAAAATGAGCGCATTGAATATGCAAGCAACTGTGACTGAGGATGCTTTCTAATGCCATTCGCACTAACTAGTGATCCATCCCAATCGGAAATTTCCGATGCCATCAATTATTTGTTGGCTAACTTTGGTCCCAACTTATCTGCCGATCCTAATAATGGCCAGATCAGTGGTCCATCGGGTGTGGTTATTGCTTATTTGTATCAGTATATTGCTGTCAAATATGCGGATAGTTTTGATGGCACTTTGAACTTTAGTAACAGTCCAACAAATCGTTTGTATTATGGATTGAGAAACACAAACAGCTCTGTAGAGTCAACCAATCCAGCGGATTACATTTGGTTTTTGGCTGCAGGTGGATTTAGCACAACTAAGTTTTTGTTTTATCAAACCAATGGTGGCCGACAGATTAATTTCTTTGTTGGCACTGCTGCTCCTAATTCTACTTATTTGCAAGAAACAGGTTCTTCAATTGATCTAGATGTGGTGACTACCACTACGGCATATAACACTGCCGCACCATCTATTTATTATTGGACATCTAACTCCACACCACCCGCTCGTCCTAGTACCACATCGACTTATACATGGGCAACAGGGGCTTACACGGCTCCTGTTGGCTGGGCGACTACACCTCCAACAAATACAACGCCTGGTAGCTTCTTGTGGGCTATTACAATTCCTTTAGTAGTTAATGCAAATACAGTAACTTCTGTTTTGGATTGGACAAATGTTGCTTATCCAATTTATGCGTTTTCATCTAATGGCGCAACAGGAACAACAGGTGGAAGTGGTATTAGTGCGTTAACTGCTTATTTACAGTTAAATCAATCTTCTGCGCCTCCTGCAACACCTGCTAACACAATAGGTCCTACTGCACCAGTTGGATGGTCATTAGTTGCACCAACCCCTGTAACTGTTGGTGATGTTGTTTGGTATAGCTTTGGCCGATATAACTCTAGTGCTGCCACATTAGATGGCGTTCCTTCTGGACAAACTGCATGGGGTACACCCGTTGCAGCTTCCATATTTCAAGACATTCGCTCTGATAACTGGAATGGTTCAACACCACCAACATATGGATCGCCTGGCACTTATGGAACTCAAGGTTATTACATAAGCAGAACAACAGGTAACGTCTATTTCAATAATGGTGTTTTTAGAGCTGATATTACTACTAATGGTGATGCTAAATTTTTAGGTGACAATCCAACATCTGCAACTATTCCTATTTACGATAGTTTTTACCTTATTGATTATTCGGCATTAGGTGATGGAGCTACCAATGCAACACTAGGAAATGTAAGGGCAGGTTTACTTGGCACAGCAACTTCAACAGGTAGCATTTGGAATGCTGGTGTTATTGGGTATGCAAGTAATGCATCTGGAGTTGTAGGTAGTGTAGGAATTGGCGTTGTTGGCTCTGGTCGAGACATTGGCGGTTTTTTTGCCTCATACACAAATGCTGGAATAGGACTTATTTGTACTACGTCCTCATCAGCTTATGTTGCATTTAATATTCAACAAGGTAAATTTAATTGGGGCGCATATTCGATAGCTCAACCAACTGGATCTACAACTACATTTTTACGAAATGATGGTCAATGGGTAACTCCAGCAGGCGGTGGAACAGTTACTAGCGTTAGCGGTACAGGTTCAGTATCGGGTATAAGTTTGTCAGGTACTGTTACAACTTCAGGCAACTTAACTTTGGGTGGCACTCTTTCTGTCACTCAATCAGATTTAATAGCTTCTGCGCCATCTAGTGCTTATTATTTAAGCGGTAGTGGTTGGAGTTCTGTTAGTCCAATCATGACAACGGCAACTGCTAATAGTGGAACTGCAACTGTTTCATCAAATACTTTAAACATTCTTGGTTCATCTGCTACGGGTATTGTTGGTGCGTATGTTGGCACATCAGGCGCAGGAAATACAATAACTATTGAAGTTCAAACAACTAGCCCATCTGATATACGTTTAAAAGAAGAAATAACGAATATTAATTTAGGCTTGGCATTTGTTAATAAACTACGTCCCGTTTCATATAAGTTAAAAGCAGACCCAAAGCATCAAAAAGGTTATGGGTTTATTGCCGATGAAGTAGAAAAACTTATTGAAAGTGGTTCTTCATTAGTTTATGAAGAGCCAGATTGGAAAGTTGGTGATGAAATTGGTTTTAAAACCATTCATTACCCGTCTTATATTGCTGTTTTAACTAAAGCAATTCAGGAACTATCAACAGAAGTTGAGGCGTTAAAAGCGCAACTAAAGGTATAAATATGGGTGGTTTTTCAGCACAATTACAGTCCCCTCAGTCTTCTGCCCCTGCGGGTAAGGGTGCGGGAATGTCTGCCATGCAAATGGGTCAAAACCCAATTGAGACTCCTCCTATGGAGCAAATGATGAAAATGCAGGAACTCCAAATGGAGCAACCTAATTTTCCTCAAGGCAACCAAATGGCCCAAGACAATATGGGACCGCCTTTAGGTGGATTGATGGGTGGTAAGGTAACTATGCCAAATCAAGGTGGACAACCTCAATTAGGTATGCCTAATGCCTATTCAAATACAGTCAGTCCATGGGATAATTCAAGTAATCAGCCAAAGCAAGGCTCGGCTAAAGGTAAAGGAGCTTAATCATGGGATTCGGAAAAGGCAGCGGTACTACATCAGTACAAATGACTCCAGAGCAAACGGAGTTACTAAAAGCACAAACAGGTGCGCTCAAAGAAACTTTTCTGCCAGCATATAAAGAAACTATTGGCGGGGCCCAAGAGCGATTAGGTTTATCACAACCTTATGTAAATGAAGCGGCTAAAGCGGCATATGCACAAGCTGGCGATGTTTCCAAAATGGGTGTCAAAGCTGGTGCTGAAGCATATGGTTCTGGTTTAAGTCAATTAGGAAAGTTATTTGATCCTAATTATGAGCAAAATCAAATCCAAGCCGCTTTGCAAACAGGTCGTGAAGCTGCCCGTGAATCTCAGGCAGGTCAAAATGCCATGTATGGAGCTGCAGGTGGATTAGGTTCTTCACGCATGGCTTTGGCTGATCGCAATTTGTCCTCTTTAAATGCTCAACGACAAGCTACTGCGGCTGCTGGCGCACAGGCTCAAGTTCAACAAAATCGCATGGCTGCCGCAAATTCTATGTTGGGTGCGGGTCAGAATTTGGCTAATCTTGGTCTTGGTGCTGCTACTCAACAAATAACAAGTGCTAGTGCGCCTATGGATGCTTATGCTAAATATGCGTCTATTATTTATGGCACACCTCAAGCTTCTACAACCGCTAATTTTGCTGGCACACAAGGTCAAAAGACTTCCAGCAAAGGTTTTGGTTTTTAAGGAAATATCATGGCAACAGATGTACCTTTCGGACTTAGTTTTGGCAATCCTTCTAAATACATTGGGTCAAATCCTGGCTTGGCCGAGGCTGGCAAAGCACTAAAAACAGGTGCTGCTATTTTTGGTTTACAACAAACAGGTATTATTGGTGTATTAGATAAAATGGGAATTAAGCCAAATTCATCTGGTGGATTTTCATATAACAATTCTGCCACACCTTCTGGTGCTGTTCCTCCTACTAATGCTGTAATACAACCTGTAATGCCTAATGCCAATGTTCCAATGGCTAATGCTCCAACACCTGCCATTGCTACACCTGTTTATGACAATGCGCCTATGTTAACAAAACCTCCTGCCAACATTGGTTTTGATGTTCTTGATGGAAAATACAATGGTGCTGATATTTCATTTGTAAACCCACAAGCACAAAGAGATTCATTGGTTTTGCCCCAACAAACTGGATACAACACAATGTTGGCAACTGGTAATGAGTATCAGCAAATGCCAGGTTATGGCAAACTAGCTAAAGCCATGCAAGGTATGGCTGGCGGAATGATGGGATAAGGAACAATCATGGCAGAAACTATTGAAAAAAAAGCCCCTGTAGTTACTGAAAGCTCTTCAGTTACGATTTATCCAAGTGCTTTGCAAGATGCTGCCGCCATTAAAGATTCGGCTAATGCTGCTTTAGCTAATCGTGATCCTAAAGCTTTGATTAATGTTGCCCAGCAAATTGGTCTTAATACTCCACAAGGTAACGCTGCTCTTAAAACTGCTCAAGAAATGCAAGAGCGATCTAACAATTTTTCACAAATTGTTGCGCCTATTAATAACGCAAAAACTGATGGTGAACGTAATCTTGCTGCCGCCAAAGCTTTGCGTAATGTAAGCCAAGAACCTTTGTATGGTCAGGCACTTATTGCTTTTATGATGGGGCAAAAAGATACTGCCTTTAATTTAGCCACTGGTGGTGCGTTGAAGACTACTACTGAATACGCCAAAGACAATGGCAATATTATTCAAGTAACTGTTAATGCTCTTGGCCAACCACAAGCGTACTTTGATGTTGAACAAAAACGCACTCTTACTCCTGAAGAATATTCCAAGCGTGGCGGTAGCACTTCTGACATTGATAAAACTTTTGCTATCAGAAGTGCAGAAGAAAATCGTACACGTTATAACTCTGCGTTTCAAAACGAAAGAATAGGAGTAAACAAATGGCCACAAGTTTATTCGGGCCTTGCACCAAAATTAGAATTCTTAGATAAATTTTACAGAACAGCAAAAACTGATCTTGCTCCTGATGAATATGCAAAATTAGTTGGTGCTATTAATCAAAGTGTTGGTCAATCAAGCACTAAAGCTAATAGCTCAACTTATTTCAATCAAATCAACGATAGTAAAAACAAGAAAGAATCAATTAAAGTTGATGCAGGTCTTGCTGCTAAATTGCGTATTCCTGCTCAATTAATTGGAACTGAATTTACTGTTGATGGAAACTATCTTGTTTCTAAAAGCAATGGAAGTTCATATGATTATGGTTTGTTAAAACAACAAACTGATTCTGCCAATCTTTCTTCTGAGGCCACACAAAATAGCCAATCAACATTAGATAGCATTGTTACTTCTAAGAAGTTTCAAGATTCTATTGCAGGTAAATCTCCTCAAGAAAAAGCTAGGTTGATTCAGGAAATGAAAACTGCCATCCAATTTGGCAACGAGGTGGGTTCTGAGTTAAATAAAGCTGTTGATCAATACGGCAAACCAACATTTATTTCTTTGCCAACTGCTGCATCATTTACTGATACGCAAGCACAAGCAATGGTACAACTTGCTCAACATAAGCAAAACGCAGAACAGATTGCGGCTTATAGAGATCACTTTGATAAAAATGCCAAGCATTACGATGACACAAAGACTTTGCCAGTGCCTGGTGCAATTGGTGCAGCATACACTTCTAAACCTATCTTTAATGAGATTCGTGATCGTTGGTCTAATGAAATTGGCAAGATTATGGAAGGTGAATATGTTGCTCGCTCTACAAAACAACAATCTGCTACAAAACCAAAACCTCAAGGTCAATCTACGGCTCCTGTAGCACCACCGACAAGCAACAAACCACCTTCTCTGTCAGAACTTAGAAGACAAGCTGGAGGTAAATGATGGCTAAATTTGATGAAGAAAAATTTCGAGCTTTAGCAAAAGCTGCTGGCTATGGTGATGCTGAAATTGAAGCAGAAATAAAGTTAGAGAAAGCCCCCTCTGGTGCTGCTGTGCCAAACATTGTTCCTATTGCTGATGGTAGAGAAACAACTGCTGCTTTTGAAAAAGAAGCACAAGCAAAAGGTACAGAACTTATAGAATCTGCAAAACAAGAAAAACAAAAAACTTTAGAAGAACCACCTTTTGATTTTGCAAAAGCCATTAATACACCTGTTGGATATGTAACAGGGGCCGCTGCTCTTGCCGCCCTTACTGCTGGTGCTGGATATGCTTTTGGTAAAGCAAAATCAGGACTTAGCGGTATTAATCAACGCAAAATTGGTCAACAACCAATAGATAGAACAATTGATATCCCTATGGATACAATTGAAAAAAGAAACATGAGCCCGTTTGCTCAACAGTTTGAAACAACTTATGGTGTGCCTTTAGCTGATGCTGAAAGGTTAACGGGTGGTCCAATTACCAATCCTAAAGATGCTGCAATTATTGGTGGAGCATTAAAGAATCAAGGTGGGATTTCTGTAAACAATCCTTATCAAATAAGTCCATATACACAAGCACCTGCACCTGTTGCACCTATTGCGCCTACTGCACCTGCTATGCCACAAGCAAATGCACCTGTTGCGCCTACTGATCCATTTGCCCCTAGACCTAATCCATACATAACACCTAGCGTTCAAGAAAGTGTAGCAACTGGTAATACTTCTCAAGCGGTTCAAACTGTTGTCGCTAAAGAACTTGATAAAGCTACTGGTGTTGCGCCTACATTGGCAACATTTAATCGTGATGCAAATGGCAATATTCAATATCCAAAAGGTATGAGTGATGCTGCTAGAAAAGGTGCTGAAGCATTTGCTCAACAGTATCCTGACAATGCTAAAGCTTTGGCCGCTGAAGGTCGCTTTGGTATTTTGGGTGCTGGCTCTGGCGATAACAACCTGTTTAATTCTTACGGCTCTGACATGATGAAGAGAATCCGTGATGAAGTAAACCAAGGTCAAATGGTTGGACCATATGGAAATTATGAAGGCAAAGTAAATCCTGCCATCAAAGCTATTTCTCCTGAGACTCCTTTGGGCAAAGAGCTTGCTGATTTAAGAGCATCACAAACTGGTGGCAATTATGGCCAGCTTGGAACACCTGCAAGTATTGGTGGCAAAAAAGGTGGATTACTTACTGGTGCAAATACAGTAACCAAAGCAATTAAAGCGGGTGGTCCTGCTATGCTTTTGATGGGTATTGCTGATGCTGCTAAAGCTGCTGAACAAGGCAGATATGGTGAAGCTACAATTCGTAGTGCTGATGTAGCTACAGACTATATGCCTATGATTTCACAATTGAAACAAGGTTTGTCTCCTAGAGAAGCTGTCGCACCTGGCGTGTCGCAACAAACAATTGAAAGCTCTGCATTGCTTGGTAGCCCTTATGCCCAAACTGAATGGGCTAAGAAACAAAGATTAAAAGAGAAAGCTGGTGCTGGTCGTGGCATTGCTCCTCCTTCTGCTTACATGAGATAAATCATGGATGAAAAAGTCACCCACGAACAAATCTACGAAAGACTGCTTGCAGTTGAAGCCAAGGTAGATGCTATAGACAAAAACACAAAAGGTCTTGTGGACGCTATAAACGCCCTTGATGGGGCTTTTAGAGTGCTTGGATGGGTGGCCTCTGCAGCCAAACCAATTCTTTGGGTGGGTGGGTTGATCATGGCCGCTGGCGCAGTGTGGCAAACTTTAACTAAGAAATAATTGGAGGTCTTATGAAAGCTGGTTTATACGCAAATATTCATGCCAAGAGAGAACGCATCAAAGAAGGTTCAAAAGAAAAGATGCGCAAGCCTGGCACTAAGGGCGCACCTACTGCCAAAGCATTTAAAGAGTCTGCTAAGACTGCCAAAAAGGGTAAGTAATGAAATCCCCTGCATGGACTCGATCTGAAGGTAAAAATCCTAAAGGTGGCTTAAATGCTAAAGGCAGAGCTAGTGCTAAAGCTGAAGGCATGAATCTTAAAGCTCCCGTTAAGTCTGGTGACAATCCCAGAAGGGCTAGTTTCTTGGCTCGTATGGGCAACATGGCAGGTCCTGAATACAAAGATGGTAAGCCAACCAGATTGTTGTTGTCATTGAAAGCTTGGGGTGCATCCTCAAAAGCTGACGCAAAAGCCAAAGCAAAGAATATTTCTGCGAGGAATAAAAAATGAGAGATTGGGCTGAAGCATTTATTGCCGCAGCCTTAGTTGCTTGTTTTGTTATCTTCTGTAGTTACGTCATTCTTTGGGCGTATCCGTGAGATGGCTAATTGGCATTGTATTAATACTTTCACTTCACTCTACAGGCAAAGACCTATGTAGTGTTCGTGAGTTTTATGGGATAGCCTACACAATTCATAACCCTTCAGAGCGTCATCAGCAAATGTCTGCTTGGCTTACAAATCATCAGTACTTATGCAAAAGTACCGACATGATTGTAATTTGGAATAATTTATCAGAATGGGCGGGTGCTGCTGATAGTGCAGAGTTAAGACATAAAGTAATTATTGCTTATAAGAACGCACTTGAGAGGGAAAAAAAATGATTACCTTGGACAAGTGGTATCCATTAGTTCAAGCAAAGCATGATATTCAAACTGTTGCTTTTGATAAAGCAGTTGAGAAAGTTCAAGAAGAATACAAACAAGCGGTTGAAGCAAACAAGATTGAAAAAGCCACAATGGAATTAGAACTAGAACTGTATAACAAGAAGGCTAGGGTCAACCAATTAGAGTTGGCAATGTTTAAAACTCGCAGATTAGACTTGTACGCATAGGAGTTTCAGATGGAAGATGTAAAAGGAAAACTTACATTTGCTGTTACCTTGATGGTCAGCGCAACACTTTGTTTATCGGTGCTTGCGATGATGACTGCTTTTGTTCTTGGCCTATGGGCTAAAGAAGTTGATAACGCTGAAATATTTAAACTGTTAAGCCCAGCTTTTCAAACCATTATTGGTGGATTTATTGGTTTGTTAGCTGGTGTAAAACTATCTCATGATGAAGATAAACATTGTAAAAGGGGCGACTGATGCTTGATATTCTTTCTGGTGGTTTACTAGGTTCTATTTTTGGTGGCATCTTTAGGATGGCCCCAGAGGTTTTGAAATGGCTTGATAAAAAGAATGAACGGGCGCATGAACTTAATATGTTTAAGTTTCAATGCGACTTAGAGGCCCAACGTGGCCAACAGAAGCTTGCTGAGATTGGCGCACAAAGAGAAGCTGCAGTTGATGTGGGCGTAATGAATGCCTTCCAATCAGCCATAGAACAACAGGCAACAATGGTTAAGGCAGCAGGTGGATGGGTAGCCTCACTTTCTGCTTCTGTGCGTCCTGTGGTCACCTATTGGGTTCTGTTTGTTTGGTCATTTATCCATGTATGGTTTGCCTATAACGCATGGCTTATGGGCGCACCTGCTACTGAAGTCTTTAAGACAATGATGACACCAGACTTTTCTGCTTTGTTGTCAGGAACTATTAACTACTGGTTTCTTGATAGAACTTTGTCTAAGCGTGGGCTATGAACTTAGACATAGCCGCTTCACTATGTAAACAGTATGAAGGGTTTAGAAGTAAGCCTTATCTCTGTCCTGCGGGTGTGGCCACCATAGGGTATGGGTCCACCTATTACTCCGATGGGCGCAAAGTGACCTTGCAAGATCCCCCAATGGATGAACCTGCGGCATCGGCATTGCTAATGTATGAGCTTCAACATACTTATTTACCTGGCACGTTGAGAAACTGTCCGATTCTTGCAACAGATAACAAAAGACTTAATGCTGTAGTTGATTTCTGCTATAACCTCGGAATTGGCAGGTTGCAGACAAGTACTTTAAAAAGAAAAATAAATGCCCAAGATTGGGAAGGTGCTAAAGAAGAGTTGAAGAAGTGGAATAAAGCTGGCGGGAAAGTGCTTGCTGGCCTTGATAAGCGTAGAAAATCTGAATGTAACTTCATGTAAAAATCATGCAAAATATTCC